CTCTTTTGCGCGCCTCCGCAAAAATGGAATTTTGTAATTCCCACTTTTATTAAAATTAATAAATGGAAATTAATCTAATGCAAATTAAAGATCGAATTAAAGAATTTAAGCGAGTCCGGTTTTCCGAACTTAAAGCTAATCAGAAAAATTGGCGCAAGCATCCTCAAAAGCAAAAGGACGCAATGGCTGGCGTTTTGCGTTCGGTCGGTTGGGCTGACGCAGTTTTGGCGAGAGAAACAGAATCCGGTTTGGAACTGATCGACGGGCATCTGCGAAAAGAAATTGCCGAGGATGCAGAGGTGCCGGTTTTGATACTGGACGTAAACGAGCAGGAGGCCGATCTGATTTTGGCGACGCACGATCCGCTTGCTGAAATGGCAACCACTGATCAAAAAACGCTCGACGAATTAATCACAAATTTAGATTTCGATGATTTGCAAACAAACGAATTGTTGTCGCTCCTAAGTAGTACGCCTCGCGAGGTCGGTGAAGATGAAATTCCCGAGCCGCCAGCCGACCCGGTGACCGTCCCTGGAAATTTATTTCAATTAGGCGAGCACCGTTTATATTGTGGCGACAGCACTAAACATCAAAGTTGGGAGATTTGCATCGGTGATACCCGAGCTGATTTATTGCTTACCGATCCACCTTATAACATCGCATACAAAGGGGGCTCGAAGGTGCGAGATGAAATTGAAAACGACTCGATGAGCAGTGGTGACTTCCAAGTGTTTTTGGTCGATGTGTTTACAAAGGCGTTTGATCATATGAAGGCCGGAGCGTCGTTTTACATTTGGCACGCCGACTCGGAAGGATTAAATTTCAGAAAGGCAATCAAAGCGTGCGGGGAAGAGGTGCGGCAATGCTTGATCTGGAACAAACACAGCAAGACCATTGGCCGCCAAGATTATCATTGGAAACATGAACCGTGCTTGTACGGCTGGAAAAAGGGAGCCGCTCACGGTTGGTATAATGATAGAAAACAAACGACAGTCTTAGAATTCGACCGGCCAACCAAAAGCGAAGAACATCCCACGATGAAGCCGGTTGATTTGTTTGCATATCAACTCGGAAATAATACAAGCCCGCAAGGAATCGTTATTGATCCCTTTCTCGGATCGGGCACAACATTAATTGCCGCTGAGCAATTGGGGAGGCGATGTTTCGGAATGGAAATGTCGCCGGCGTACTGTGACGTTATTGTTCAGCGTTGGGAATCACTAACCGGAAAGAAAGCAGAGGTGATAAATGGTGCGGGGAAGAAAACCGATGCCTAGTGCAGTACACGAACTGCGAGGCGACTATGACAAAGACCCACAGCGGCGAAGAACCAACGAACCGAAGCCGCCAGAGGGCACTCCCGATCCTCCTGATTTTTTAGATGACTACGGCAAGCAGGAATTCGAGTTTGTGTGTCGCATTATGCGCAGCATGAACATCTTGTCGTTGGCCGACACATCGGCTTTGAGTATGTACTGCCAGACGTTCGCCCAATGGAGACAAGCTGTGGATATGTGCGCTAAATACGGCAGTTGGAACGTCGGCAAAGATTCAAAAGGTAATCCGACCACGACCCGCAACGAATGGGATCGCATACGAGAAAAGTCGGCCGACAGTTGCCGCCGCTGGCTAATTGAATTTGGGTTGACGCCGTCCGCCCGGACTCGGCTTCAGGTAACAGAAGAAGTAAAAGACGATTTTGACGCATTCTTATCACGCTACTCGTCAAATTAATAATGAGCAGTTACGGCGATATGAAGAAGCAGGATGAGGAAGCGATTAAAGCTGGTTGCTACTTTGACGAAATGGCCGCCGACTTCGTTTGTGATTTCTTTGAACGGTACCTCAAACACACAATGGGCGAGCACGCTGGTCAGCCCTTCGAATTGCTTGAATGGCAACGTGACGAAATCCTGCGTCCGCTGTTTGGTTGGAAACGACCCGACGGCACCAATCGCTTTAGCAAAGGATTTATTTGGACGCCGAAGAAGCAGGGTAAATCAACTCTCAGCTCGGGTATCGCTTTATTCTATTTGCTTGCATCGCCAGAACGGACGGAAGTTTACGGCGTAGCGACAACTCGTGAGCAGGCGGGGATCATTTACCGGGAAGCGGCCGCAATGGTCAAAAAAGATCCGACGATCTCGGAGCGAGTGCGGGTGCTGGATTCTAAAAAGCGGTTGCTCTACGTCAACAAAAATTCGTTCTATCAAGCACTCGCCGGAGAAACCGTGAGCCGAGGCGTTGAAGGTATCAATCCGAACCTGACGCTTATTGACGAGATACACGCAATGCGAACGCGCGTTCTTTACGACGCGCTCGCATATGCGTCGGCGGCTCGGCAAAATGCTTTATTGCTATCTGTAAGCACGGTCGGCGTTGCTGATAAAAGCCTTATTTGGTGGGAACAATATGAATACAGCCGACGACTTTTAGAAGGTTCAATTACCGATCCGTATACGTTTGCGTATTTACGGCAGGCAGACCCGGAATGCCTAGACGACTTNGAACTNTGCGGTCAGGAGGAGCAGTGGCGCAAGGCTATGCCGTCGCTCGGTCACACAGTGCCAGTCGATACCATTAGGCAGCACTACATAGAGGCAAAGAACAGCCCAGCCAAACAAAACGCATTTCGACGTTACCTCCTCAACCTGCCAACCAGTCAGATTGAGCGAGTCGTGCCAATGTCGCACTGGTACGGCTGCCAGCTTGATACTCCGGATTTAACAGGCCGAGAGTGTTACGGCGGTTTAGATATGGCCTCGCACGAAGACCTTTGCGCGTTTGTGTTGTACTTCCCGCCGTGTGAAGAGGACGACAGGGCTTTTGTGTTGTCGCAGTTCTTTTGTCCTAAAGATAAAATTGCAGAACGTAAAAACAAGGGAATGGCCTTTTACTCTCAATGGGTGGATGAAGGCTGGATTAACCTTGCAGGGTCGGCACGTATNNCNGCCGAGCCTATTTGCGAAACAATACGAGAAGCATCAGAGGTCTACCAGATTGTAGAGATCGGGTTTGACATTTGGGGCAGTGACGCAGTCGTGAACCCACTAATGGAGGAGGGTCTGCCGTTTGTTGCCGTTGCTCAGAGTATGCGGGGAATGACGGCAGGAACTCGCGCGTTATTAGATGACATCGAAGAGAAGCGAATCTTCAACGACGGCAACCCTGTNCTGGCTTGGTGTNTAGCCAACTGTGCAGCGGATCAAAAGGCNGACGGCGTTATTCGTTTTTCAAAGAATAAATCAACAGACAAGATAGACGGCGCAATNGCGTTGGCAATGGCTCGGGGACGAGCATTAGCGAACGTAAGCCGCATTAATACAGAACCTGAAATATTCTTTTAAAGTGAGGCTCAAATGCCGCTGCTTGATACGCTCAAAGGTCTCTTTGTCAAAAACGCCACTTATCGAAATCCTCCCGATTGGTTCTATACTTCAATGGTTGGGGGCAATCAAAGCGACTCCGGCGAAGTAGTAAACGAACGAACCGCAATGTCTCTTGCTTGGGTCTGGCAGGCGGTCAGCACAATCTCAAACGATATTGGAAGACTACCGTGCGTTTTGTACGAGCGTCGAGATGAAGAGCGAGTAAGAGCAAACCGCCACCCTGGCTACAAACTTGCAAAGAAACGACCCAACCCGTTTATGAGCAGTAAGACGTTCCGTAGCGTGCTGACTAAGAATGCGCTGCTTACTGGTAACGGTTTGGCTTGGATACAGAGAGACGGTCGAGGCGCGCCGCTGGAAATGTACCCGATCCCAACAGGCAACGTCCGCATTGAGATAATCAATAACGAACCAGTTTATCTAGTTCGATTCGCAGAGGGGAAGGAAGCCGTNCCNATTTCCTATCGGGATATGTTCCACATCAAAAACGTAACGAGCAACGGTTACTGGGGGGCTNGACGTTGTCAGCTACGCAAAGAACTCTGTAGGGCTGGGGGCTTGCGACCGAGAAGCACGGGAACCGATTCTTTAAGAACAACGCTAAACCGTCAGTTGTTTTTAGAGTCTGAGCAGAACATAGACAAAGAGCGAGCTGACCAACTGCTTGCAAGCTGGAACGCTATGCACGCCGGAGCTGGTAACGCTTACAAGACCGCTATCCTCTCCGGAGGAATGCAAGCCAAAGTCATGAGCATCAGCAACGATAATGCTCAATGGCTCCAGTCTCGGCAATTCCAACGTCAGGAAATTGCCTCTTGGTTTCTGCTGCCTGCTAACAAACTCAACGACACAGCAAGCGTAAGCTACTCAAGCGTTGAGGCTTATAACAAAAGCTACCTAGACCAGACGCTTATGAACTGGATTGTTAGCTGGGAAGAAGAATACAACGACAAACTTCTCACGCCTCGGCAGCGAGAAAACGAGGATTACTATTTTGAGTTTATTACCGCTGGGTTGCTTCGTGCCGACTTACTGCAACGTTATCAAGCGTATCAGGTTGGTATTTCGTCAGAGTTTCTCTCGCCCAATGAGGTAAGGAAATTCGAGAACCTGCCTCGTCGAGACGATGACGGCGGTGACACTTACCAGAATCCAAACACGAAAAGCGGTGCAGCACCAGCAGCAACGGCAGACGGTCAAAGCGTCGATCCGGTAATTATCGAAACCGAGAACGCTGTTGACGCATCACTCCGAAAGCTACTAAACGACCGGCTTGAAAGAATGATTCGTTTAGAAATCAAGAAAGCTATTGAGGCTGCCGGTAAGCAAGAGAACTTTATAGGCTGGCTCGAGGGCTTTTACGATGACTTTGCCCAGAAGCTAAGCGACTCAATCCGGCCTTGTTTTGAGACCGTCGTAGCTACCAAGCACTCAAGCGGTGTCAGTTTTCAAGACGTAGTTGACGACTACATTGCCGAGAGCGTAGACGCCTTGCTCACAGTGGCAGGGGATTCTACTCAGGCCGAGCTTGTCACAAATGTCAGCACCGAAACAGAACACTGGTTAGCCAGAGCCGCCACAACGATCAACCAAATGATGAGGGACGCAAATGAGTACGTTATATTTATACGGAACTATTGGTTATGACATCGACGCCGACTATGTTCGTCTTGCATTAGACGACACTACCGGAGATTTAGAACTTCGGATTAACTCCGGCGGTGGAGACGTCTTTGAAGGCAATTCTATCTATGCTTTGCTCAATAGCTGGAAAGCAAGACCCGGAAACTTCCTGCGTATCTACGTGGACGGACTAGCCGCTTCAATCGCAAGCGTGATTGCAATGTCTGGCAACGAGGTGGTCATGAGCAACAACAGCCTGATGATGATTCATAACCCGTGGACACCAGCAGCCGCCGGAGATGCCAACGACCTGAGAGAAACCGCTAACGTTCTGGACAAAGTACGGGACACAATAATGAGCGTTTACGCTGATCGTACAGGTCTAGACCTCGATACTATTGGCAATCTAATGGACGAAGAAACTTGGCTCTCGGCTGACGAAGAAATCAACTTCGGTTTTGCTGACCGGATTGTTTCAGCTAGTGAGGAGGCAATGGCCTCTATCAAAGCGTTTAACTATATCAACGCACCAGAGTATTTAACGAAGGCCGTTGAGCCTGTTTTAGAGGACGAACCCGCAGACGTTGTTGGTATGACCCTGGCAGAAGCAAAGCTCAAGCTGAGTCGTTGTTGCAATAAGTAACTCT